TAGGACTGGACCTGGTTGAAGTACTTGCCCTTCTGCTCCTTGAAACGGTCCTGACCGTTGAGGATGAGCTTGAAGGTGGCGAGGGGACCGACGGCCTCCTCAGTGAAGATGGAAGAACCGCCAATGGCACCAACCTTAACCATAGGGGTACCAGCGGTGGCGGTGGTAACGAAACAGTTAGAGCCCTCGAGGGAGTTCTGGTTGGAGTCGAGCTTGATGTTGGCATCGGTAGACGCGGTGGTGAAGTTCCACATACCGTTGTTGGTCTGGGTGTTGGAGAAGCACCACACCAATTCCTTGACGGGGTGATTGTACGAGAGGCGGACCTGCTTGGTACCACCATCAGCGGTAACAGTGTCAGTGCCGGTGTGCTGAACCTGCTCAATCAGATACTCGTGACCCTTCTGGGCAAATCGCCTACGCTCCTCAGTGTCAAGGTAGACGTAGTTGGCCCACACCTTGAACACAGACGCGTTGAGGTAGGTGGTGAAGTTAGACGCTAAATCGAAATCGATGCGCACCTCATGGTACTGCAGGGCAATTAGTGGGAGGGCAAGTCCGGGATTGCGGTTAAAGAAGAAAATAAGGGGGAGGTAGACAGTCTTGCCGTCACCCGCAGTGGTCATCTTACCCCAAGTGGCCTTCTTGGACTCATCGAGGTAAAGCTCGGAGTACATGCGCCACCACTTCTGGTAGTGCTTGTCAATGCGCTGTCCTCCGATCGATAATTCGACGTTGTTAACGGCACGCTCAGCAACCCAGTTGCAATCAGCCGCGGCAGTGGTGATAGTAGTCGCCTCATCGGACTCAAGCTCGATGTACATGTCACCGACGAGATCACCGTTGCGGGCAACGGTGACGGAGACGCGACCGGAGTTAGCGGCAGTACCGTTGACGGTCTGCTCGATGTTCTCCATCGCGAAGTTAGTGTGGCGCTTGTATTTCGCCTGGAAGAAAGTTACCTCAGGGTTACCGGTAAGGTAGACATCCTGGGCACCGTAAGCTACGAGTTGCATAAGACCGCCAGCCATTTTTGAGAGTTGTTGTACTATAGGCAGAGAAAATAATTTTGGGTAAATGTGCGAAATTTCGCGATCCAATTTTTCTTAGTCTAAATCAAATGTCAAAACAGCCTGAAGAAATTGAGGAGGGTGAAATCGTACCCGTACCCCTACCCGAATCTGAGTATGAGACAGAGTCTGACACTGTCGAGGAAATTTCTATGACTGAGGATGAAGTTGATGAATTGGATGAAATGGGGGATGAAGATGATGAGATGTTTGAAGATGATGGTGTCGATGTCGCGACCTTGATGACTTCACTACTCGCCACTGAAGATGGTGACACTGTATGCACTGCTCTGGTGAGTATCACCCAACAACTTCAAATGCAAAATAAAATACTCATCAAAATTTTGAGTGAGTTGAAAAATTAATTAGAGAGAAAATTCTTAATAATAGAAATGGACATTACTCACTTCATCGACAAGGAACCAAATCGTTACGAAGCGCTGGCAGAGCTTCAAAAACAGAGTATCCAGTCGATGAATGAAGATGCCTTAAGAAATATTGTCGTCAATTTTGAGAATTACTGGGATCTCAGGACAGAAGATTTCAGAAATGCTCGCGAACTTGGATATAGGCAATTTATCCACGAAGGTAATTATGATGAGAATAACAACCCAATTGTAGGTAGAATCGACATCCTAGCTGTTAAGGGTATTCGTGAGAAGCAACGACGCTTCCTGGTAGATTTAAAAGGTAGAGTGAAAGCTCTCAATCTTCAAACGAAAGAAGATGATGAGGGAACCACTCTAGTTATGCGAATTCATAATGTCCTAAAGCAACTCAAAGATGGATATGATAACATACGTCGACACTATACTGCGTATGAACGTATTGCAAATCCAACTGCATTGCCACAGACAAACTCCTTTTTTGATGCCTCAACTATGTGTGATGATGATTTAGATAATTCTATACCCCTCCAAAAATGTCTTATTTTCACTCTTGCTGAACTTGAAAAAGCCAAATACCGTAGATATAAGGGTCAGTGTTGTGAAGAACACAAAACGGAGGAAGGATACAATACAAGGGCATGGGAACCAAAAATGACTATCGAGAAATTCGTGTATTCATTAGCCAACAAAGATGACAATTTTGAGATGTGGAAAAACTTTACGAGTAAGGGGAGTATTTTCAGGGAAGTTATCGACAATATTTCTAAATGCAATGACAATCAGTTTCCGGATATTGAGAAGAGGCGTCATGTTTGGTCTTTTAAGAATGGTGTATTTGTAGGTAAGGAGTGGGAACCCACTAATCCAAATGACCCCGAGGAAGGTTTTTACAAGTGTAAATTCTACCCGTATGATAGCAATGACTTTGCTGTATTAGATCCAACTGTTATTTCTTGCAAATACTTTGATCAGGAATTCAATGAATTTCCGGATCTAGAAAGGTGGCAAGACATTCCAACACCAAACTTTGACAAAGTTTTACAGTATCAGAAGTTTGAAAAGGAAGTCTGCAACTGGGCGTATGTTATGGGTGGTCGTCTCTGTTATAATGTTGGAGAACTGGATTCGTGGCAAATTATTCCATTCTTCAAGGGTATCGCTAAATCGGGTAAATCTACGTTAATTACTAAGGTTTTCAAGAATTTCTATGAAAACCAGGATGTACGAACCCTATCGAACAATATCGAGAAGAAGTTTGGTCTTTCTTCAATCAAAGATGCATTCATGTTTATCGCACCAGAGGTGAAGGGAGATCTCGCTTTAGAACAGGCCGAGTTTCAGTCTCTCGTTTCAGGTGAAAACGTATCTGTGGCAGTTAAGAATAAACCAGCTGAAGAGATTCCAGAGTGGAAGGTCCCAGGAGTTCTTGGTGGTAATGAAGTCCCAGGATGGAAAGATAATTCGGGATCTGTTCTACGCCGTATTTTACCATGGAACTTCAGCAAACAAGTAAGGCACGCAGATCCTCGCCTCGATGAAAAACTTAAACATGAACTACCCAACATTTTACATAAATGTATTAGGGCTTATCTAGAATACAGGAACAAATATGGTGATGAAGATATTTGGGATGTCGTACCGAAATACTTTGAAATTATCAAGATGCAGGTTGCGAAGGTTGCAAACTCTCTGATTCACTTTCTGGAATCAACAATCGTCGACAAGGCTAAGGATCAGTATGTGCCCCAGAACTTGTTTGTGGCTGCGTTTAATACACACTGCAAAAACAACAATTTGGGTCAGCATAAGTTTCATGAAGACTTCTACGTGGGACCATTCAGTTCTTATGATATCGAGGTTAGGAATGAATCTGTCTCGTATAGAGGCAGGCAATACCCCGTCCAACCAGTTATATTTGGTATCGACTTGATTGAAGATCAGTTGATGACTGGCAATAATCATTAAAAAAAAATCCTTACAAATAGTAATATGAGCCAGTCGGTCAAAGAATTTGTCAGGCAATCCGGTGTCGATGTACAAAGCTCAGACTCTAACTCAAACAATAACTTCGCTCAGGAACTTGAGGCGGATATGTTTAGAAGACAGAGAGAGCAAGACCGTGAAGCTCGCATGAGGGCTGCGGGTTTTCGTGAACCTCTTAGACCCGAATTAATCCAGAGACCCCAGAGACTCCAGAGACCCCTCCCAGGTCCACGAGCTCTCCCTCCTCCACCCCCTAGACGGAGTCGTTTCGCACAGTTCGAAAATAACTCTCCTTTGGAAAATGAATTTGCGGACGTTAATGTGGACAAATTAGTAAATAATGCATTAAGAGAACCCATAAATACAAGTGAATTTGACAACATGAATCTCACTCCTATCAACGAAGCCGCGTTTGAAAAGGGTCTCGCTGAGATGAACCCAAATACAATCAATGAATTTGGGGCCCTCACTGATCTAGAAATCTCTCCATTGAAACCTGGATTGTTCGTTGGCACTATTAATAAATCATTTGGTAAAGAAGTTCGTTTGGACCTTTTACCAATTCTAATGAAAAAACCACTCGGTAAAATACCTATCGGTCAGGGTCTTTATATAGACACAAAAGAGATAAAGGGTATTTATGGTCAGTTTAAAACTGGATTTTCTCATACCAAAGAAGGTGGTCCAAAAGGAAGTATTAACAAACCTTTCGCCAGTGTGCAAATTATGGTGACCGTTTCGGATGGTGTGAATAGTCAAGGTGGACTCTGTAATATTTATAGGAATGGTAAAATACTTTTCCGAAATGGATTTGTTGGTACGAACATTACAAACCAACCTGAACTCATTCGTCGATTTATCGTAGATAATTACACACAAAAAGAACCATTCCTTTACAGTCCAATCGAGTATAACAATCTCAGTGGTCAGTTTAGTATAAATGGGATATTCACAAATCTCACTCGTATGCAAATGAAATTTTCGAAATACGGATCTACCACTTATGAACCAGAACTTTCACCTATGCTCTATGTCACCATGAAAGGGTACACACTCAATATTAGTAAGTCTGGCACCGTACAAATCATAGGTGCCAAGTCACCCGCTATCATGGAAAATGCATACAAAGCTGTAACTCCATTAATCCGTGAATTTTATAGAGATGGAGATGTTAAAATAGACAACACCAAACGCAAGACAAAGGCTAAGCGTAAGACTAAAAAGGTTTCTCCTCCTAAAAAGACCAAACCTATAGTAAAACGCAAAGCACCTTTAACAAACAGCCAAATCAACGCACTCAAGATTGATGGAAAGAAGTGTGATCGTATGTCTAGAGATGAACTCAAAACTCTTGCACGTAAAGTGGGTATTCTCAGTTTTAGAATTAAAAATGGTCCCACCACTCGGGACATGCGTAAGGATGAAATTTGTGCTGCTATAAAGGCTAAATCTAAGACTAAAAACGTTACTGTAAAAAATACCAATAAAAACAAGAACGTTAAATTATCTGGTACTGGTAGCACATTTCGCGTTGGTGGTAAACTGTGTCGCGATAAGACATTAACTGAAATCAAACAGTTTGCTGCATTACTTAAAATAAATACATCAGGTAAGCAGACGAAGGATGCCCTTTGTAAACAGATTGAGAAGAGTCGTAATAATCTTGCAAAGCCCAAACCTCCTCCTCCACCCAAGCCTACAAAGAGGAACGTACAGAAGGAAAAGAAAACACAGGTTCAAACTGAAAAGATGAAAGAGAGGGTAAAGAGGGTCGGATTAGACGACAATTCTATTCGTAAGGACCTTGAGAAGCAGTACGGTAAGGCGTGGATGAACCGATACAAACCTAACCTCACTCAAGACGTTAGAAACATCAAGAATGCTGCATCTAGAGTTAATTCCAATGATAAAAATAAGGCACTTGGTGTAGCGAAAAAGATGGTCGTTAATAGAATCAAGAAGGATATGGTTTCACGATGGAAAATGCAGAGAAAGCGCAATCTTGAAAGAAATTACGTGATGAAAAATGTAAACGTCACTGGAGTCCCTAATAATATGAAAAATAAATGGAGACAAGCAGCTGCTAATGAAGCTCTTCGCAGAAATAAAATTTTGACTGCTAAGCAGTTCGCAGGTTTAAAGAAAAAATGGTTAAAGGGTATGAAGAATATTATAGGTAATGGGAACGCGCGTAGAAATATTGGGGCGGCTCGAGCTCGGATTGAAACGTTATAATCATGGAGTACGAGTCGATGATGATACCCAAACGTGGGGCACTCCAAAAGATTCATGGATGGAAATGGCCAAAGAGGAGCTTTTAGATGCTATTATTTACACTGTGGCGGATTACATTAGAAATGTTAGGAGTGAGGGAGACCGTGCACCCCTTAGTTTTCGTAAAAATGATGAGCTTGATGATAACAAGCTCATCATGTCTATAGTTGATGACTGGGAATGTGTTGAAAGTCCACAACATAAAATGATGTTATGGAATCTCTTCAAAATGCTAGACTGTGATATTTTCAGGGATTAGGTAATTGCTCCGCTATTTGATTGCATGTATTAAATGCGGTGATACACATCATAGCGATTGAAAATTGGTAAATAGCTTGTTCCCACATTCGAAGTACACAAAATGGTACTATCATGAGCCCCGCACACGTACCATGAAACACTATAACTGTTATAGATGCTGAATCATTACTATGTAGAGCACCCGTCGTAAATACTATCAACACAAAATTGATAATATCTATTGTTCTTGTGTAAAGAGCCAAATTTATACCAGATGCAAGTACGAATATATACGCTAGAGCACGCGCAACGGGGTGATATTCTAGTAATAATCTGAAACGTAGTCGTGGTCGTATAATTTCTGGTGGTGGTTCCGGTGGTTCTGGTGGTGGAACCTCTTGGTTAAATGCTATCGCGACGGATCCATCTGGTTTTTCGACAACCATATGTCTGGCCTCATCCATAACTTATTATGTAAAGACGTTTATTGTTTAAGTTCTCTATACAGTGTAAAAAAACTGAAAAATGAAATTGAAATCAATATATAAAGTAAGACGCGTGGAATAATAATAAATTCGTTTAATAGTTTTAAATCTTCTTCATTGAGTTTAGCTTTGAATTTATGTAAATGTTCCAATAAAGTGTTCAACACCTTTAAAGCCAACAACATCATAGTTATACTAATAACGATGAAAGCTATGTTATAAAACATGTCTCCTTTACCACGATAAAATCGAGAATAACCCAATAACGCGAGTGATAAGGATATGTATACACCGGCATTAGCTAGACCCCTTTGGGCTAGGGCAAGTAAATCCTTGAGTTCGGGGTTCATTTAATATTTACTAACATTTAATTTTCCTGTTGACTATTTTTGTAGGTTCTGCTATTTGTTTGAGGTGTATGACGTGGTGAGAGAAATCATATTTAGGAAACATATCTTTGATTTTATTAGAAAGTACACCAGCTTGAACAATTAGAGGTATACCGGTGCATACAGACTGTTGTTCCATTGAGAGAAATTCATCCTCCATTAGAACAAAATTCTTTAGCCTATCACTACTCACTCCATCTGCATGCATTTTGACATACATCGCTTTGGAATCACCATCACTGATGTAAAAATATTTGGAACCGTCAACCTCATCAGACTTTGTGTGTTTTTCATACATCAAAAACAAAACAATAAGAATCGCTATGGCGTATATCATTTACTTTTACACAGAAATTAGTTTCGAGAGATCGGAAACCTTGTTGATGATATTGAAAAACTTGTAAATATCGTCGACTGCATCGGGCTTCATGATCTCAAGTTCAATTTGGTAGCTCGCCTCCTCTTCAGAGTCCATATCAGCATTATCACCTGAAGAGATGGTCATATCAATGCTGAGGTTCTTTCGCACGAAGGAGTGACGAGTCTTGGTTCTCTTTCGATCCATCTCATACTCCCCAGTAGTGGGAATTTCGCGGGCAACACAGAACCGTACATCGAGAGGATCACATTTGAAATCCTCTTTGACGACGCTAATCTTTTGAATCATGGTTTGTTCACCAGAATTTTCGTCGGATGTGATACGAACGTTGTTACTATCGTTGTAATACATATCAACAGTGGAGGTCTTCTTGCTCTCCCAGCCTTCGTATTTCTTCAGGCCTTCGAGGACCCTCTTCCACGTATCTTTACCAACATTAGTATCAAACAGGGAGCCATTATGCTTTCCAAGACGAATTTCGACTTCAATATCTCCCTCATGCTTATGGGCTTCGAATATGGGGAGAACACGATCGACAATAGCTTGGACGTTCATTTTTACTTAACATTTACATATTGCGTCTTTCTCTTAAGTGTTTAATGTACATAAAATGTAATGAAGGGACTCGAAAACCATGGAAATACTTGTTATTTCAACACCGCCCTTCAATGTCTGCTTTACATACCAGTACTATCAAATTACTTCATAAGACATCCATACCAAGGAGATTGTAAATTTACCAATGAATATTCAAAAATGGTCAAAACATATTGGACAAAAGGTCAGGATGAAATTGACATCAACTCAGTTCTTACATGTTTTCGTGAGAAGTTTCCCAGATTTGGAACAAAAGAACAACACGATGTGCAAGAAGCAATCCTGTGCATCATAGATATTCTTGAAACATCTAGACCTGAAATTAAACCATGGTTTTACGGAAAGAAGATACAAGAAACTATATGGCCAGGTGGAAAGTCAACAAATGAAGAAGATTTCAGTGTTCATTTGATAACATCCGAGGGTAAGGATATGGCTAACATGCTTTCTAAAAGTACGGATTGGAATACAATTGAAAATTTTGAAGACAACGAAGGGAAGAAGCACCATGTTGCAACTACCCGTATGCTCTTTTCAAAACTTCCTCAAATTTTGATGATTTCATTTGACAGAAAAAGTCATATTGAAATTATTGAAAATATATTAATTAATGAGCATGAATATAATCTAATTTCGACAGCTGTCCACGTTGGCGCACAAGACGACGGACACTATGTGAGTTTTGTGAAGAAACGTAATAAATGGTTTTTTATTAATGACGAAATGGTCAGAGAGGAGGAACTACCTGACGAAGCCGGATTCTATTTTATGGTGTATAATTTAACAGTACATTGAATAACCGATGGACTTTAATCCGTATCCAGTATCAGTGGCTGCGGTCCTCGCAGTGGGAACGGCAGTCTTCGCATTCCACTTTGCAACAACTTCAGCATCTGTGGTCGCCACACATGCGTCGGTAGCACCCATACCCCCACCACCATAACCCGCGTACCCAGCATCCTTAATTGAATAGTTACAGTTGCCACCATCCTTGGTCACGTCTATTTCAACCATTTTGCAATGTTGGTTAGTTTTGCGCATCGCGATGTACTTCTTATTGGTCGCAGTGGAACTCAATTCGTGGAAGGTGTGTGATATACCCCCATTTGGGGTGGGGTCGTCACTAGAAACGGGTACACTACTATTGATATAGGTACCCCACCATGTAGCGGCTTCAGGTTTAAACGCGTCAATACTCTCACATGGTACCGTTCCGGTCTGGGCATCGAAAGTTTGGTCGGTTTGACAGGCTGGACCTGAGTCATCCACTCCCGTGTCTGTGGAGTCGGTTGTTTCAGGAGTCTCCTCACCACCCATCATCATAGAAGCTACACTGGACGATGAACAACATACCATCATAAGTCCAACACCTGCTAACATTGGTACAGCAGCCATTTATATTAAGTCAATATTAAAAATTGGGTTTACAATCTAAAAACTCCTTCATCTTGATATTCTCTTTGATGTTCACAATTGTCCGGTAAAAAGTTCGTCGATTGTTGGGGTAGTTCTTATCGGTCCGCCTCTTTAGGGGTTTCCACCATAGGGGTTCTTCCCATGTAATATATTGACATTCGACGATGGCTCCATCTTCAAACCATGGTTTGTCCTCCATTCGGCCATGTGGTATTTCAGATTCGAAAAACAATTTACCCTTCTCTTGGACATAGAGTCTCCATGTGGGTCTACCGGGTTTGAATCCAGGTGTCTCTCTCGAGGGTTCCCACTTCATGAGAAAGTCTACAGTGTTCTGTTCTTGTGGCTTCCATTTGAACATCGTCTCATGGGTCCCAAGTCTTATGGGTTCGTTAACTGGTGTAAATACGAGACCATCAACTTTTTGTTGAACAGTTGGAAGGTATTCATCCATAAACTTCCTAAAGTCTCTCATTTCATGAAATGTTTTGCATTTGAGTCTAAACTTGTCAGACTTCATATAAATTATTGACTTCATGATACCTCGAGCTGCATCAAGTCTTTTCATCAAGTTAAGATCCCAAACTGATTCACCATTTACCCATACGGCATCGTATACCATGAGAGTATCTTCATACAACTCACCGTCAAGAATAGTTCCCTCGTAGGCACTTTTCTTGAGGTTGATAGGTACTTCGAACATATTGAAAGAGCGATTAACAAATACACACTTCTTTTTACCCTCAAACATAAGGGCAACCATCATATAGCGTTCTCCATCTGTTTTTTCACACACAAGGTACTCAGCACCTTTTAGAATGGGAAAGTGTTTATACTCAATCGAGATTGGTTGAGGCCCGGGAAAGTAGTCTTTACTACCCCACTTTGTGTGAATATACTGCACAACATATTTGTAAAGTGGGGATTCCAACTTTATAGACATATTGTATGTTCAGTTATAATCTTTAATCTACTCTCACACCTGCGGCGTTGAGGATATTACTTATACATTCATGTGTATAAGTTAACGTTAACTTAGCTGCCGTAAACGCATAAATTCGAACACCTTGATCAATAAATTTTTCGAACATCTTGGGATTGACCACCCATTTTCCAGATTTCTTATCCTTGATTGACTTAATAGTATTTTTGGTATTCATAAACCAAGCTTTGGCTTTTGTTGACTTTACTCGATAAATATCATTAGATATTTTCATAGAAACGTCCGTGTCAAAGTTAAGACCCATTTGTTCAACTGGTTCAGACGAACCGCTTTTAATTTTATGTTTAAATAGACCCCAATCAATACCATCCTTTACTCCAGGGAATACGACCATACCAACCTTTTCATGCTTTTCGAAGCACTCAGCAACTGAAGCATCATCTAGAGCAACACCAAAATCCACAAAAATAATTCGATCATGTGTTTTCATGAAACGTTCAATAAGTTCAGCTTTTAGGAAAGGGTCGTCATCTACATATGAAATTTCATTATCAACACCTTTCTGCATGCATGTTAGATTAATTCTAAGAACTGTGTGAAGTGTTTTAACACTACATGATTTCGAACGAGTGACTAACAAAGTGACAAGCTTCATACGACTATGTCGTGTCTAAGCCTTAAGCCTTTCATTCATACACCCAGAGAATGGCAAATTACCTACATGTCCAAGGGTTGTATTTACATCGGCGAAAATTTTACCTTCGCACTGTTGCCAGCGACGACAGAATGCGTAATCCTCAGATAAATACCTCCTAGTCACGGGATCTATCATACAATCAAAACATGCATGGTAGTCATCAAAGTCCCTATTTTGGTGATCATTCTTGCACCACAATTCTGGAAATTTGTCTTCTAAAGTTTTAAATACAGATCGTTTAATCATCATAAATCCAGTTGGACCATCTAAAATTTCAATAAACCCATTTACAACTGGTCGATTAAGAGCACCAAAGTTAATAACTAGACTTGAGGACAACATAGACATATCACGATCATCACCTCTCTTTACAGCATTTGCTGCCTGATCCCACATCACAACTTTCTTAGGATAACATGCGACAGATATATCGTGACCGGATTTTACTAGACGTACAACAGCTTGTGGATCAAAATGAACATCAGCATCTATAAACATGAAGAGATCACAATCAGTCTTTTGCATAAAACGTCCTACAGCTACATTACGGGCGCGGTGAACAAGTGACTCATTTTCTGTCGTATCTAAATACAATTGAATACCTTCTTTTATTAAAAGAACTTGAAGTTGAATAATACTACTCATGTACTTTTCTAGACACAATCCACCATAACATGGTGTAGAAAGAAACAACTTCGTCGTCATATACTAATACTAACTCTTAGCCTCTAAGTGCTTTTTAATAATAGCTTCTATCTTATTCAGTGTAGGGATAGAAACTGAACATTTGTCACACATTTCAGATTTTGTAACTCTATGACCAATAACAATGTATATAATTGCTGATGCCACACTATTAGGGGTTTTACTCATAAGTTCAACACAATCATCTGTAGCTCCACACATCCTATTACACTTGAGTCTTTCTTCTCTAGAAATTTCAAAAGCGTTCAATAGCCTCTGCATTACATCGAATGCTTTCGTCACATAATTTTTCTTTGTAGCACCCAATATATTGTCCTTAAATATATCAGTCGTTCGACTAACATCCTTCGATTGAATTCCAAACATATCCGCAATCTCTTTAGTTGTTCTTGGATTTTTTGCAAGTCTACATGCGTATAAAACGCAGTTAGCTTTGATTCCTAGGCGCACTGCACCACGGGTCAATTTTTCTTCATTGAATTTTCGATATAAAATTTTTGCATCCTTCAACACTGAATCTGGTAAGGTGTGACACGCTTCATCTATGTCACGGTATGCGTGAAAAAGTGAGCGATCCTTGTGATTCATTGACATGTGAAAGTTGATTTTTGCCATCCGTTTATTTTCGTAAGTTGAAGAGTGTTGTGTAGATATGATCGTACCCTTACCCCAATTTTGTGAGAACAATTCGGGATTTGCGTTAGGGTTACCACATCGAGCTGGATCATTTACTTTACCATCATCGGTCATACCACTCGTCCATTCAGCTGTGTCATCTATAAAATAAGAATCAACAAGTCCACACTCCGAACATGTCGGAAGACCCTCTCGTGAAATAACTTTCACACCTGAACACTCTATACAAAAATTTTTACTCACTGGCTTTATTTCGTTTTCTTTTGGTTTTAATTCTTCGATTTGTTTCCATATAGCTGCCAGCATTGTTTTGAATGTGGTACTCTTTTTTAAAATTTATAATCAACGCATCATACACTTAGGCGTCTAATTCGCGTTTCAATCGCATCAACGGTGTCCTTGAAACTTTTCCCACCTGATGTTGTTGGTTCCCATTCGTTCCAATCTTTGTCAATCGATTCATGACCCGGAGGTAAAGGGATATCTTGACCTGCAATCTCACTATCAGATACAACGAAACCCTCGAGGTCAGATTCATCTTCATCACCCCCTTCGTCATATATATCACTATCACTATCTTCGATGTCTATTTCCGAATAAAATGCGAAACGATTCATACCAAGGGCCTTCATTTCAAGATCTTCGAATGTAGTCCCCACAGGGTAGTGTTCCATTACACTTTCATAAGGTGCAGGTGAAAGCTCCGTCGCTTCGACTTCATACACACATGCACTTTTGTAAAATAATTCGGTGGTGTTGAGATATCTCAGGCCGAGGGTCTTGCCAGTATTCATTCCAACAATACCGTATATTTCGTCTTCAATTCCATCTTCATTTACTAAAACTTTTACTATATCATCTTGGTTTATTTCAGTTGGCACAATCATGCTTAGAGTTTTCAGACAAAAAATTATCAGCGATAATATCACAGATGAAAGTTATTATTTATTCGAAGGAAGGTTGTGAGTATTGTGACCACGCAAAGACACTATGTGAGTCGGAGAACATCGACTATGAAAAAATCATGGTAGACAAGGAAGAACTCAAGAAAGTGTGTGGTGGCTCTGCTTCAACTTACCCTCAAATATTTATTAACGAAAAACACATAGGGTCCTATTTTGACTTTCAGGACTATATAGAAGAAGAGTACGAACCAATCCTCGCCCCTACCCTAAATAGATTCACTGTGTTCCCCCTGAAGTACCCTGAGCTCTGGGAGCTCTATAAGAAGGCTCAAATGTCTAATTGGACTGCGGAGGAGGTAGACCTATCCAAAGACCTTGATGATTGGAAGACTCTAAACGATAACGAACAAAAATTCATAAAGTATATTCTGGCGTTTTTTGCTGGATCTGATGGAATTGTTTTTGAAAATATCAATAACAATTTCGCTGATGAGGTACAAATCTCCGAGGCTCGTTCATTCTATGCATACCAATGTCACAATGAAATGGTCCACGGGGAGACGTACTCTAAACTTATTGACAAATATATTAGGGACCCTACTGAAAAGAAACAACTTTTCGAAGCTATCCAAACTGTTCCCTGTATTGAAAGAAAAGCAAATTGGGCTATGAAATGGTTTGATACTAAAACTCGTTCTTTTGCTGAGCGTCTCTTTGCGTTTGCTTGTGTTGAGGGTATTTTTTTCTCCGGTAGTTTCTGTGCTATTTACTGGTTGAAAAAGAGAGGTCTAATGCCTGGTCTCTGTTTCAGTAATGAACTCATCTCCCGGGATGAAGGACTTCACCAAGAATTTGCCGTCGAACTTTTCAAATTACTCAGAAATAAACCTTCAACTGAAACACTACACACTATTATCAAAGAAGCCGTTGAGATTGAAAAGGGGTTCATCATTGACGCACTCCCATGTAATCTCATTGGTATGAACTCTGAGAAGAT